GTATCCCTTGCGGTATAGCGTATTTGGTCTGGCGGTGGTATCACGATACCAAAGTCAGGTTCAATGAAAGGGGTGCAGTCTTCACGGGAACACAAACTTTGCCAGTTTGTTTGCACTGCAACAGCGATATCACCACTTTCTGTACAGTAAGCACCTCCCACACCATGTACAAGAGGTTTTACATACCTCGCTCTTGTACACGGTGTTCGTTGGTGCCCGCGTTCTACGGCAGCGTGCGTAGTAGTATAGGCATAACAGCGCCAGAGTTTCAGTGTATTACGACTTACGGACAACTTAATGCAGCTCGGCTCAGGGACATTCACTCATCACTAACTAACATCCTCGACAGCAGCGCTACTTACACCTCACGGCAGGCGTTCATAAACTACCATTTGGAGGCTTTGAATAATATGGAAAGTGCTTACCTCACTTACATGGGACTTCCGTGTTACGACGACTGGACGCGCTCTTACATGCAGGCCACACCATGGCTGGAGGCAGGTAACGCTCAGGCGTTGATGGACGCGCTCAACGACGACACCGTTTACCAATTTGGTGTTTTGAACCGTCTACGCAGCGTGTGGATTTGGACCGCCGATCATGCGGGGCAAGTGCCGCAAATGGCTATTATGGACGGGAATATGGATCGGGTCAGAGAACTTGTCACCGTCCCTCGGGCTTATGCTCGGTCGTTCTTTAACCAAACCTTACACATCACCGCGGCTGAGACTGGTGCTCAACCGCTCGAACCATCTGTTATAGAACCACCGATGCAGGGGCCCCAGGACCAAATCACCTGGTTTATCTCCAATGCCAAGGCCTTCAAACTGGGGCCGGTGTTTTCATTCTTCTCCATATGGGACACCAAATTCCAACGTAATCTGCTTTCCATCTTGCAAGGTAGGTCGAAGAACAGCAAGGTTTACCAACCAGCCAGCCCGTGCGCAATGCGCATCGGCAGGTGCTACTCTGCCTTTCGCTCTGGCGTCCTCAAACCACATAGGGTGTTAAAGGCATTCAATGCGATCATGGAAGAATATGACTTCGACCTCATCAAGATGTTACGAGGCAAATTCACCGAGGAGCAGATCCAAGAGGCCCTAGACACGATGGAAGTGTGCGAGGCCAAGGACATCCCCAAACGAAAATTGAACGCGAAATTCGAACTCATAGCGAAGATGTTCAAATTTGAGCGGGGGGTCGTGGACAATCAGCTCTTCTTGTTGGCAGTGAACGTGCTTTCAGGCAAGATTTTGGAGTATCTCATGTTTCACAAACCTGATGGCATGAAGAACATCAAAGAAAACACAACACGTGAGGACGAGATAGAGCTGCCCAGCCAGGGCTCACACGCTGACAAGCTTATCGGCACTGAAGAGGGCGGCGTCTTTTCGCGCATGTGCATAAAAGAGGAAGACCGCTCGAAAGTGCTAGACAAAATCATCGGAGAGTGTAGCCGTGAGGTGCCGGGCGAACCGACGATGTTAGGTGAGGTAGACCAGACTGGAATGGAGTTACATGAACGGTGCAGTAAGGACGGTGAGGGAGTGATGGGTCATTTCCTCAGTCTCCTCCAAACTATTAACACCATCATAGCACCTAAGCTCCAGGCCCGTCTGGTAGGGCTTCATGGTGCGAAGCTAGCCGCAGATGTTAAATCCGGGATGGTCCTCAAATTGCGCTTGAAAGAGCGCAACTTGACAGTCAGGTTCCCAGACTTGTACTTAGATTCGGGCTGGCTTCTCACCTCGGCGATGAATTTTATGAATGAGTGTTTTGTAACGTATTCCGCGCATGTTTCCAACCCTGAACACCTGTTCGCATTGAACAGGAAGTCCGGCCGCTTCAGGATAGAGGAGGCCACTCATGATTGGTTTTTCGAAAGTATACATCTGCCTCATGTGTACGAAGACGTCAATGGTGTGCCCGGCGACGTCCAACGTCTGGATGTAGAAGTTACAGTTGACACACCTTTAAAGAAGTTCAGGGTATATTTCCGCGGTTGGTTTGAAGGCGACGATGGGCTTTTTCGCCTGTCACGAGTTTTCCTGGATCCTAGGGGAATCAGAGACGACGGGTCGTTAACAAACCCTGCAGTAGAAGATAATTATAGTGATTCCGGGTATGAGACTAAACTGAA